GGTGGTCCTGCAGATGTTATGATTAACAATATAGTTGCAAAGGCATATGGAGCTAGGCTCGCCCAGCGTCGTGTGCCAGACGAAGAATAATCTGTTTTTATAAATTTGAGAAAAGATAAGCCCAACCAATAGGAGTCCAGCAATGTCAATGCAAGCCAATGAAGACGGTATCCAAGTTCCTGTAGATGAGGCCCCGGCCCCTGTACAGAGCCCACGACCCGAAGAGAAATACTTTTCTGAAGAAGAAGTCCAGAAGATTCGTCAGCAAGAAAAGGGCAAGATGTACAAGCGTCTAGAAGATGCCGATACGCGTGTTAAGACCATGGAAGAACAACTTTCAGTTTTGAGTCGTGAGCGTGAATCAGCTATTAAAGATGCCGAAACTCGTGCTCGCAAAGAAGCTGAATTGCTTCGTCAGCGAGAAGTTGAGGAAATGTCTGCCAAGGATCTTCTTCTAAAAAGAGAAGATGAATTCAACCAACGAATTAATCAGGTGGAAGAAGAGTGGGGTCAGAAGTTTTCTGATCTTGAAAAGCAGCGCCAAGCGCAAGACGCTATGCTCGAAAAAGAGCGTCAAATGCAACAGCTTGAGTCCTACCGTCAGCGGAGAATCCAAGCCGAGCAAGAAAATATTATTCCAGAACTGATTGACTTGGTAACTGGTAATAGTGAAGAAGATATCGAGAATAGCATTAAAGTACTTCGTGAACGGAGTAGTGCTATAATTGAAGCAATCCAGAGAACGAGTCAGCCAGCTCGTCCTAGGGGATCGCAGGTAACTGCGCCCCCAACTGGGCCAATGGATAACCAACAGGAATACCAGACGTTAAGTGCGGAAGACATCCGTAACATGCCGATGGATCAATATGTCAAGATGCGTGACCGGCTATTACAGGCTCGATCCCCCCGGGGTCGTTTCTAATTTAACTAAACCAACAACCCTATCCATCGGAGGATATTAATATGGCATTACCCGCCCCACAAGGAGGTGCGATTACCGGAGCAGGTCTTGGTTCAATTACCACGACCGGTTACTCCAGTGACGCAACCCTTTCACCCGCAATCCAGCAAATTTGGTCCAAGGAAATCTTGTTCCAGGCTATGCCGGTTCTTCGCTTTGAACAGTTCGCTGTTAAGAAGACCGAGCTTGGCGTTCAGCCTGGTTTGACCATCAACTTCATGCGTTACACCAACCTTGGAGTTAACGAAACCACAGGAGCTACCTTGTCAGAAGGTGTGCGTATGGAGCCGGTTGCCCTTTCGGCCAGCCAGATCCAGATCACAGTGACTGAACACGGTCAGGCTGTCGCCGTTACCGAATTGTTGCTTAACGCAGCATTTGATGACGTCATGGCTTCGTCTTCACGTTTGCTCGGTCGCCACATGGCACAGAGCATGGACATCCAGGCCCGTAACACCCTCTACGCAAACGGTGTTCCGTTCGCTGGTGGTTCAGCAGTAGCCCCGAACGTTGTCTTTGGTCGCAAGACCTTGGGTTCAACCCGTGGCTCAATTGCTCCGTACGACGCTGGTGTTTTGGGAAGCGCAAGCTCACCCGGCTACCTCAGCCCCGCATCAATCAAGGACGCAGTTGAAGTCCTTGCTGGTCAGAACATCCCTCGTTTGGGCGACACCTACGTGTGTTTCGTCCACCCGTCGCAGAGCCGCTCGCTCCGTGACTGGCCGGAATTCATTGAAGTCACGAAGTACGCCGCTCCCGGCAACTTCATGCTTGGTGAAATCGGTCGTTTGTACGACGTAGTGTTCATTGAAACCACACAGGTCAAGCAGGGTCTCACGATCCCGGCTGACTTGGACTCAGTGACCGCAGGCGCTCAGGCTCCTGACGCGTCGTCATTCAGCGCAATTATGATCGGTGACAACTCATTCGGTCATGCTATTGCCCTCCCAGTTGAACTCCGTGACGGCGGTGTCATTGACTTCGGTCGTGAGCACGGCTTGGCATGGTATGCAATTTGGGGCTTTGGTGTTATCACGCACGAATCGCGTGTGATTATCAACACCAAGGGTGGAGCAATTGGCTCAACCTGAGTTGACATCAATAATGATGTAGTATTGTGGGGGTGGGAAACCACCCCCACTTTATTTTTACCACTGAACAAGGAGTAGCAATGGCCGTTAAGAAACAAGTCCCACAAGTTTTTGTTGATGAGTCTACAGATGACGAAGGCGAAGATAGTGCAGTAATTGAGGAGCCCGTAGTTGTAATGGCTAAGGATTCTGATGTAGTGAGTGCACGAGTTAAGGGTACATGGAAGATGTACTGGGGAACTCAAAGTTTTGATTTTGTTGATGGTAAGCGTTATAACTTGCCAAAGGAATTGTTTGCGTATTTGCGCAATAGTGGAAACATCTACGACACCCTCTGAGGTTTTAAATGCCCTATGTAGTTCCTAATGCTGTTGATACAGTAACTAACCCCAAGTACCTCACTCTTGATCAAGCCGAACCAGATTCACTTGACTTTGAGGTACTTGGGGATAACACTACTGGTGTAATTTTTGATTGTGAAGTTACATCCGCTATTGGTGGTCTGGCAGTAGACGTTAACGCTGGGGTAGTTTTGTTAAAAGGCACTGTTTATACAGTGCAAACAAACCCCGCCTTGGCACTTTCAACTGGATTGAGTGCAGACCCCGCATTTGAACTAGTTGTGGCTAGATTAACTAGTGGCGTAATGGTCCCGACAGTTTTGCTTGGTACCTCTAGTGCTACAAACCCAGCTTTTCCAACTTCGTTAAGTAGTAGCATTACTACTTCTGCGTCGTCGTTTAACCCCGCTACAGATGTTTTGTTAGCAGCAGTTTACCGAAGTGGTAGCACGGCTATTACCGAAAAGAACATTGTTGACAAACGTAAACTAGTGCAAACTGCTATCCCTTATCGTTCTTCTAGTGCACCTTTAACTACCGATGGCAGCCAAGGTGACTTGTACTTTCGTACAGGAACTTTGCCTAATGGAGAATCTGGCCTTTACGTTAAAAAGGATAGTTCTACCTGGGTCCAGCTTGCAACAGCACCTGTGTCTCCTGGAGTGCCTATTGGTACTGTAATTACCTGGATTGTATCTACACCACCAGACGCTTCTCTATGGCTTGAATGTAATGGTACTACTGCATCTATTAGCACATATCAAACTCTTTCTGACTTGCTTGGTACCACTTACGGTCCAAAAGATGTAAACACTTTTACACTTCCTAACTTTGCAGGAATGTATTTAGCTGGACAGCCGTCTTCAGCTTCTGCTGGAGTAATTGGAACAGCGGATGGCAATGTAAACCATGAAGTTAAATTGGTTTCAAATAACTTGCCTTTACACCAACACGGCATTGACCATGGCCACGCAGGTGGATCTACTGGCAACGCTGGTGGCCACGACCATGGTACCGGTGTTACTGGCGAGGACTTTGCAACACGTCGTCAGACCTACGCTGAAGCTGGTACACAGCGATATGTAGCTCCTACCGACTCTGGTGGCCTTACAACACCTTCAGATGGTTTTGCTGACAAGTATGTACTTGCTGCCGGTGAACTACCTATTCAAGGTATGTCTATGTTTTGGGTTGAAAAGACTGCTTTTCAACCAGACCATGCTCACACTAATGTCAGTGTTCCAACTACTAGTGGATTACTGTCTGCTGCGGCTGGTTTAACTACACCAATTGCAGTAGATATCCAACCTCGGACAATGTACGTAAAGTATTACATTAGGGCGCTATGAACCTAGATAAGCCTACTAATATCCCAGCAGCACAAGTGCTTTTAAAGCGGTCAACTGATGTAGCACGGCACCGAGAACAACAACCTGCGTATAACCAGCCAACCCAAGACACCCTCCCCGGTGTTAGCTCTAACGATTCGTAGTAAACTACTTACGTGGCTACTCTTGAAGACATCAAAACAATTGCACGAACTTACCTTCGTGACTTCCCAAGGTTTTTCCAGACAACTTTTGATGTTTCTGGCCGCACCTACGAACTTGGGCACACCAACGTAGATGCTTCTACTATTTGGGTTGCAAGGTATGTAGTAAATGGTGCAACTACCGAACTAACCCCTTCTGACTACTCTCTTGATGAGCGCAATGGTGTTTTGCGTTTGGCAACATTGCCGGCGGCAAATACTAAACTTCTTATTGAAGGGTACTACTACGAGTGGGTTACCCCCACTGACTTGGACTTTTATACTAGGCGGGCGGTTGAAAAACACGTTCATAATTTAAACCTAGCTATTGACCAACTGTCTGATGTTGTAATCAACGCTATTGGTATAGCAGCCATTACAGAGTGCTTATGGGCTCTTATGACTGAATACAGTCGTGATATTGATGTTATTACATCTGAATCAGTCCACATCCCTGCCAGTCAGCGTTTTAGGATGGTTCAAGGACTTTTGGCTCAATGGGAAGCTGAATACAAGCGTCACGCCACAGCCCTAAACATTGGGTTTGACAGGCTTGAGGTATTTAACCTTCGTAGGGTTTCTAGAAACACCAACAGGCTTGTGCCTTTGTACAAATCCAAAGAACTGGGTGACTTCTCGCCAATGGAACGCCTGTGGCCTGAAATTGACAGTGGAATTGTTGACTCTGAAATTAAGGGTGACAATTTGCGAGAAACAGTGTATGTTGATACCACTCCGCCATCTGGTCAAACCACGAGTGCTTATTACTAATGGACGTACGCCGAGAGCTTGATTTAATTAACAAGCACTTTCGCAGGCATCGTGAAATTGCTAGCGAAGCTGTAATTTGGTATGAGTTTTTGCCATTAGGCTCATCTAGCGCAGGAAGCATCTATGATGATGTGTACGACGAAGGCGTCAAGGGTGCTGGCGGTAAAAGCTACGGACCTGGTATTACCTTACCCGTTATGTTGGTTAGTGAAACCGAAGATCAACGGCGGTCAATCCCAGAGGGTCGTCAAGTTGTACAAACAATTGACATGTTTATTGCAATTAAAGACATGCGAGAAGCGGGGATATCTGCCCCATGGGAATACCGTTACCATTTAAATGACATGTTTGTCTACGATGGCCGTTACTACCAGGTGTTTGACTACAAAGTTAGAGGCCGCTTAAAAGACGATGTGTTTGTACTAGTTCAAGGTATTGAAATTTACATAAATCAGGAATACACAAACGATCCAGGGTTGCCTACCTTGACTGCCACTAACTACCCTTGGCCAGCACAGCTTCCCAGTTTAGGCTAAAATAAAAGTAACTCAACGTGCGTTGAGGGCCTACCGCCTAGAACTTTGGAGAATTGCCATGCAAAAGGCTAATTCACAACCTGCTTCATCCAAAAGTTCTGCACCCTTCTTTGACCCCAAATCTTTTGCTACCGGATGCGTTGAAATCATTCAAGCATTGCAAGAAGATTTTAAAACTGCTGCTAAAAAAGCCACGCGTGAATACCAAAAACGCATACGCTCTGAGGCATCCAACAACCCGTCATGGGCCCCATTTGCAAACAATTTATATGCAACTTTTGATGCAAAAAACAATAAAGTTGTTGTTGGGATTGATGGCACTGACGAACTTTTAGACAGAATTGCAGAAGTTGAATATGGTACTGGAATTGTTCCACCAGTTCCTTTATACCGTAAATTTACAACTGAATCTGCTCAAGAAGTTCAATTACTTGTAAATAAGTACAGCCGATGACTAACCCCGGATTTCTCCTTGCAGAAGATGCTGCGATTAAACATCGTTTATCAAACATTTCTGTTTCCGATGATCGAAATGCTACGCGTATTGCTAAAGTTTTCTTTAGATACCCAGAAGGGGAAACGGAAAAAGAATACCCTTTTATAACCATTGAAAATGTTGGATTACAGCACGACAGATCCCGCCAGCTTTCTGAAACTAATTATTATTTTTCTAATGCTGCTGGTGCGTCTTTATCCCCAGATTATGTTAATTACTACCCTTCGGAATTAGATAACGCTGGCATGGTAGCTGCATTGGGTGCTAATAGCTTTCTTAAAATGGAATCATTTGTTCCAGTTATGCTTACTTATCAAATTTCTACGTATGCCAGAACTGCGCTGCATGACCGGCAATTAACTTCTAAAATGTTACGCAGGGTAACCCCATTCCGTCGTGGGTTTATTGATGTTCCTGAAGACGGCACAATTCGTCGTTTTGATCTTCTGTCATGGGGCAACTCGGACCTTCTTGACGGAGAAACTGGGTATCGTAAACGTATATTTAGGAAAGTGTACACAGTACAAATGTCTGCTGAGATACCTACATCCGACCTTGCCGCAGTCAAGCAAGTTACATCGGTTGTTGGTAGTATTAATAACGCAGATAACGAGAATCCCACAATATTCACCCACTCGTTTTCGGAGGATTTTTAATGGCAACTTATACAAACCCAGGTGTGTACGTTAGTGAATCAACATTGGTTAACAACGTACAACGTGCAAATACGGCCCAGTCAGTTGCAGTCTTCATTGGCACTGCACCTCGTGGTCCCATGACCCCTACGTTAATTAACTCATGGAGTGGCTTTAAAGCTTACTATGGGGACATTACAATTGGAAACGAATTGGGTTACTCGGTTTACCATTATTTTGCTAATGGTGGGCGCGACGCGTATATCATCCGCACCTTGCATACCTCTGGTGCTGCCCCGCTGGCTCGTTCTGCTGCTTCCTACGTCACCTACTTTCCCGCAGGCAGCGGAAGTAGTGCTGGCGCTTCAGCGATGTTTACTGCAGTTGCAGCAAACCCTGGAGCATGGGGTACTGGTTTAACTATTACTACTTCAAGCAGTCCTGCTGCACCATCAAATGTAACAGCTTCCTACCCAACTTTTAATGTTTCAGTAAAACTTAATGGTACTGAAGTTGAAAACTGGAATGAAGTTTCATTGGATCCCTCAAACAACCGTTACCTCCTTGATGTAGTTAACACTTATTCAAAGTACATCACTGTTGCCTCACCTGCTGGAGCAACAGTTGGTTGGGCAATTAAGGAAGATGTTGCTGACGTCTTTACTTTTGCTGCTTATTCAACTCCTTTTGAATCCGCTACAGTTTCTGCCAGCGTAGCTACCAACGGCACAGACGTTGGTGTTGGAGATTATCAAGCTGCAATTGGCAAAGTTGACAGTATTACTGGTTCTTTGTTGATCAACGTTCCTGGTCAAACAAACTCAAGCATTGTCACTACGGCGCTAAACACGGCTGAAGCCCGAGGTGATTCGTTTGTAATCATTGACCCAGCAGCAAGTGGTACAACTCTTACCAGTGTTACTGGAGCTATTTCTTCCTACCCCAAGTCATCCTACGGTGCTGTGTACTACCCGCAGTTGCTCATGGCTGACCCAACAAAGACCGGTCCTGCAGCAGTACGTAACACTTTCCCAGGTGGGGCAGTTGCTGGTGTTTATATGCGCAGTGAAATTGCTCGCACGGTGGCTAAGGCCCCCGCTGGTTATGACTTGGACATTCGTAACGCTTTGGGACTTACTGGCTCGTTTACAGAATCAGAAGCTGGCGCATTATACGAAACGCACAACGTAAACTTGTTTAAATCAATTCCCGGAGCAGGGATTGTCATTAACGGTGCTCGCACGTTGAGCAAGGCAACCCCAGCTAAGTACATCCCAATTCGTCGTTCATTAAATTACTTGAAGCAGGTTATTAAAGCCGAAACTGCTTTTGCGGTGTTTGAGCCTAACGATGAGCGTTTGTGGACTCGTATCAACATGAATGTTTCTTCATTACTGAGTGACTTCTGGCGTGCTGGTGGTCTAAAGGGCGCTAATGCTAACCAAGCGTTCTATATCGTTTGTAACAGTACTAATAACACGTCTACTACGATTAACAATGGGGAAGTACATGTTGAGGTTGGAGTTGCCTTGCAATACCCAGCCGAATTTATTGTTATTAATTTAAGCCAATGGACCGGTGGCTCTAACACCGTTTCAACACTCTGATAGGAGACTCATAAATGGCACGTTCTACTGTTACCGATCCGGTTCGTAACTTTAAATTCCAAGTTTCAATTGTTGCTAAAGGGGCCCTTGCTACATACGCAAGTGGCCTAAGTAATATTGGATTTGCGGTTATGTCTGGTCTTTCTGTTCAAAATGAAATGGTTGGGTACCGTGAAGGTGGAATGAACACCCACCCACACAAGTTTATTGGCCAATCGGATTTTGCTCCGGTTACCTTTAGCCGTGGCGTATTTTCTGGTCAAGACCAAATGTACAAATGGCAACAATTCTTGCATTCTTGGAATCAAGCGTCGGATGGTTCAAAAAGTGGTACAAACACCGCAAAAGGAAACGACTACCGTTGTGACATTCTTGTAAAAATCTTTGATCACCCTATTTCCTCAGGTTCCTATTCAAACCCAGGTGACGTTGACACTTCAAACATTGCACCAGGTGACGCTCGACTTGGTTTTAAACTCTTTAACTGTTTCCCCGGCGCTTACTCATTGAGTGACCTTAACGCCGCTGACAGCGGTTTAATGGTCCAACAAATGACTGTTCATCACGAAGGTTTTGTGGTAGCTTGGAACAAAGAAGATGTTACAGCACTAGCTACATTAGGTGGCTAATTAACTATTAGGAGAAGTACTTGAGTACACAACAAGAAGCCAATTCGTTAAATCTATCTATTTCAGACCCAGTACCAGCATTACAAGAACCAGAAAGTCCATTAGTTACTCTTCAAAGAGGAGTTGTTGACCCTGACACTGGAGAGTGGCAAGTTGACGCTGAAGTCCGAGAAATGAATGGTGGCGACGAAGAGTACCTAGCTACCATTGAATCCAAAGGCAATATCACTTACGCCGAGTACATGGCTGCTCTATTAAAAAGAGCAGTCGTACGTATTGGTTCGTGTGTTATCTCAGATAGCCCATCTATTTTGGACACCATCACAATTGGTGATCGTGACATCTTATTCCTTGGGGTAATCAAAGCCACGTACGGTTCTTCAAAGAAGTTTCAAGCAACTTGCCCAAATTGCAACAAAAGCAATGATGTAGTTATGAATTTAATTGAAGATTTTCCAATTCAAGAACCAAATGTAAACTTACGTTCTACAATTACCCAAACTCTTAAAAACGGAAAAGTTGTAAGATTACGTCTACCTAATACAGGAGACAGTATTCATGTGGGTAAAAACAGCACATTATCTGCTGTTCAGAACACTTTGATGCTTTCTAGATGTGCTGTTTGGGATGAAGCTGACCGCCCAGCTAACGCTGAAGAATGGGCTAAATCACTTAACGTTGCAGATCGTAGTATGCTTGTAAATGCACTGCTCAGTATTGAAGCAGGGCCCAAAATTGAAGGGGTGAATATCCAATGCGCCCATTGTGGGGGAGACATCTCCGTAATGCTTGATTGGATATCCCTTTTACTTGGTTAATCTTAAATACACTTATTGGGAATACGAACTCATAGCCTCTGTTTACAAAGGGTTTAACCTTACGGATTTACGGTCAATGACTGTCCGCCAACGGGACTTTTGGTTCCATATGGCAAAATGGAGAAGCAAGTAAGGAGGCATTATAAATGAGTAACAACTTATCCCAGTCTGGTGCTGAAGGTTCAATTGGCGGCTTTGGTAGCCGCCTTATGAAGGCTGTCGGGCAAGGGCTCTCTATTAACCCACAGTCTTTATCAGGCGCAGACAAGAGCATTGACGCCCTCTTAGGGAAACTTAAAAAAGTACAAGCTCAACTGGATGGTATTAATAAGTCTGCCGCTGCCGCGGGTCTTTCTTTAGCTGGGGTAAACACCACAACAGCAACAACTATTCAAGGTGCCGCTGGCACCAACGTGGCTGGTGGACCCACCCCTTCTGGTGGTGGGTCTAAGCCCACAAAAATGATTAGCACTTTAAAAAGTGCTGGTGCAGAATTTTTAGGTATTGGTGGTGACCCTCTTGCAAAAGCAGCATCTTCATTAGGAGTTGAAGGCTTTGCTAAAGCTAACCCTTACGTAGCTGTTGCTGCAGCTGGCACCAAAATGATAAACATGGGTATTAGCGCCGCTAACAAAAGCATGGCTAAAAACCGAGATTACACTTTGCAAGCAGACCGCACGTCAGTCTTGTACCAACAAATGCATGGTTTAACGCAATTGGGTGTTAGCACTAAATACAGAATGCCATTAACAGACTACCGTCTTGGTGCGGGTGGTATTGAAGACATTATGGCTATGGAATCTGCTACCGGTATTAGTGGTGTCCAGCAAGCTTCAAGTATTGAAGCCATGCGCACTATGAGTGGATATGGTTTAAGTACGGGGGATGTTACCAACATGATTGGTAATTTGGCTTCCCCTGGTACTGCTAACCAGATGTTCATGATGGGTGGAATTGGGTTAATTGGTCCTGGCGGAAAACAAAGATCAATGATGGACGTAATGAAAAGCATTGTGCAAAGCGCAGGACTTACTGATAAAAAAATGGTTGATTCTGCGTTTGCTCCAGGTTCTGTAACCCGTTCAAAATTAAAGCAAATGGGTGTCCCTGATTCAATGATTACCCAAGTACTTCAATACGCTAAACAAAACATTACTTACAAAGAAAAGGGTGGCAAAGGACTATACGATCCTAGTGTTAAAGCACAAAGACAAACTATGGGTATTGAAGGAAACTTTGCAACTCAAGTTGAAGAAACTCAAAGATTAGAAACTAAAAGAAGTGAAAACTATTCTCGTCGGCAAGTAGATAACTACGCCGAACTTGAGAAACAAACTCAAAGTTTGACTAAAATGTTTGGTGCCTTAGAAGACACTTTATCTGGGTTAATTGGCGGCATTGGTTCTCAAAAAATTGCAACTTCTATTTTTACAGGCTCAACAGGGTTTTTGGGTGACCCCCCAAGTGGATCGGGTGGTGGTACTAAGCCCGCTGTTTCAAACGCAAAAAAAGAAGTTAAAAGTAGCAACAAGAGCGACGACAGTATTTACGTACCAATTGAAGGTGCTGGCCGTGTTTCTATTTCAAAACTTAAATCACGTGAAGATTTTAAAAAAGTACACCCAAAACTACAAGAACGAGTACTTGGTCTACTACGAGCCCACCCAGAAGTTGGGTATGGTGGTGGGTACAGAGATGACGATTTCCAAGAAGTTTTGTTTAAAAACAACTACAGCAAAACGTCTTTGTCAAAAGCTGAATATGACGGTTTAGACGCTGCTTCTAAAAAAGATTACAAACAATGGGGTGGCACTTACTGGGTTAAAAAAGCAGGCGGGCATGATGTTGCTGCTCCTGGCCGCTCTATGCACAAACTTGGGTTAGCAGTTGACTTAGGAAGTTCTAAAGCTGCAGAAGACGCAATTCGTAAATTTGCAGCAAACTATCAATTGCGACATGCTGGTGCTCGTAACGAAGTCTACCACGTAGGTCCTTCTGACCTACCTGAGTCAAGAGAGACATATGAAGCACGTGGTGCAACATGGGGGTACGGCACAGATGGTCCAACCCCTAAAGATTCAAGTTCGGATGCTGGTTCAGTAGGTGCTACACCTATTGCAGCCAGTGGCTCAGGTGTCAGCGCCTTAGAACCTCCCGCAGCGGAGGGTTATGGAGCATCTGGAATGGAACACAGGCCTTACCAGAACATATCTACAAGAGTTGCAGCTGATGTTGGTGGGTCAATAAACGCTAGTAGAACACCTTCTATGTCTATGCCAGCAGCTTCGTCAGTTAAATTGGGGGATCCAGAACCAATTCAAACTCTTGAAACAACCCGAATGGTTAGATCAAACTCTAGTCAAAGTGGTCAAAGTGTTTCAGTAGTAAAAAGCGGAACTACTATAAATCTAAGTCCAACAATAAACATCTCTGGTGCTGGTTCAAAGGCAGACTTAAAAAAGATTGCAAATGAACTTATTACATTAATGCGCCATGAAGTGGAGTTAGAAAGTTTGAGAGGAAGATAATGGCAGACGGTTACAGAAATAATGGGTTGTTTAAAATTGACCCAGATCTTGAAAAAGCAAGAGATCGTGGCATCGTTAACCCACCTTTTTTATACCCACCTAAGACAGTTCGGTTTTTAGACGCTCAAGATTCATTAGATGGTGTTGCCGCAGGTGAATTTAAATCATATGAGCTACAACGAGGTTACTTGAGAAATTTAGCTCAACCAATGATGGGCGAAACACCAATTAATAAATGTAACTTTCAATTTAACCCACAAGATATTAGGCAAAGCGTTCAAATGCGCGAAGACATGTATTTAGCAGTACTGCAGGACCCTGTGCAACTTTCACAGCCCATTGGCGCTCAAATGAACTTCCAATTTGACTTGTTGTTTGATAGACAAATGGAAGTAGCACGAGGACTAGGTGGGGCTGGTGTGAGTGAAGAAGTGGCTGACCAAATTGGTGTTATGAGGGATTTAAAAGTGCTGTACGCTGCCATTGGTCAAGGTTTATCTGAAGGTATGGTTGAAAGCCAACTAAAAGCATTACAAGATGGTGCTACTAGAGTTTATGGTAATAACAACCCAGCCACCACCCCAGACAATGGGGATGATGCCGAAACTCCCGTTGCACCAACTTTCTCAGCATTTGATGAGCTTGGTACGCAAAACGGCACCGACTTTTTAAATATGAATACTGGAAACGCGGCTTTTCTTATGCCAAACCCAGTGCGTTTAATGTTTGCATCTTTGTTTATGCTAGACGGATTTGTTACCGCAACTAATGTTGAATTCTTAAAGTTCAGCACTAAAATGGTGCCTGTAACTTGCAAAGTAAGCATTTCAATGATGGCTGTATACATTGGATTTGCAAGAAAAGACACATTTTTAACTACACAATTTCAATCAGCAGCTGATGCTGAAAATGAAGCAAGACGAGCCGATGAAGCAGGGAGTAGGGAACTTCTTGAAGCTTTAAACATCACAGGTAAGTCTGTTACGTGGGGGTTTAACTGGGAGTTTACCAAAGGGATGGCGAACGACGGAACACTAAGTGGTCAAACAGATGTTGACAATTTTGAAGTATTTCCCGCTAATCCTAATGATATTAACAACGGTAACCCTTTAACGGTTGGCCTTGCTGTAAAAACAAAACCATCAAAATACGTTAATACTAATAACAACGCCCCCGAAGAACTTAATGAAAACTTTGTTTTTAGATTTGATAAAGTTAAACCTAAAAGGGGCAGCGGACGAGACACTGATGAAATTTTAAGATTATACGAAGAAGACGCTCAATTTACTGTATCTTATAATTGGTCGTGCAGAATATATGGAGACCCAACACGAAACTCTACTAATGGTGGGTGGTTAAACACAACAGATCCTAACCGTATTATAATAGCCGCAACTGAAGAACAATCTTGGATTAATAAACGTTTTTCTGACAGTGTTTCTAGGGCGCTTGATGACAACAATGATTGTGTGTTGCTTGGATTATACCAAGGTTCTAAAAGTGCTTCAAGCAAAAGCGAGTGGGGTGCGGGAACAAGTGGGGATAACCATGGTGACTCTAACGCTCGTAGATTACTAATTCGTGGTAAGCGGGGAAAAGTAGCTGAATTAACAAATGGTGCTGCTTCTGCTAGACAAAACGCAAACGGATCCGGGTACTACATAGTTGTTTGGCAACTTGAAATGACAGGGCTTGTTGCTGGATTGCGCCCTCACTCGAGGCCTGCCCCAGAACAACAATGTATCGTACAAATAAAAAACTCTAGCGAGAGATTATACATAAATTATAACAACTTAGATTGGACAGCTGGAGGTTCCTAATATGGCTACATACACTAGTTCTAACCGATACAGATTGTCCGTAGCAAACACCACCGCTGATAGGGTTGCTTACACAACACGTAGCTACTACCAATACACTTCCAAACAAGGTGACACTTTTCAAATCATTGCTTCAAAAATCTTAAATGATGGTACACGCTATTGGGAAATTGCAGATTTTAATCCTCAAATTCAATGGCCGGATGTAATTCCTGCTGGAACAACCCTTCGGATACCTAGATGATTATCCATAGTGGCAACCCACTTTCTCCAAAAACCTATATTGCTTTACATAATGTTGAAGTTGACTATCATTCAATCCAACAAGCAACTTTAGACCTTTGTGTTAACAAACACGATATGGTTGTTTTAAAACTTGCAGGTATTCCTGCAAAATACATTACTGACTATATTGACGCACCAGTGAGATTAAATATATCTTCTGGGCCAGGTAGGTTTCAGGACTTTTGTGGACGTGTGTTGTACGTTGAACCCGAATCTGATAGCCGTGAGCCTCTTGTAAACAGAAGCCCTTTTCAAACAGTGCGTCTAGTTTGTTTTGGTGCATCAATGTCAATGATGGGCGCAAAAAGTAAACTTTGGGAAAATGTAAGTATTAAATCAATTGCTGAAGAGTTGTGTAATACCTATCGGTTTAGCCTTGATGTAATTGATGACAACTTCATTTTACCTAGACTTATGCAAAAAGGTGAGTCTGACTGGGCTTTTTTAATTCGCATATGTGAAAAATACGGGTATTCCGTTACTGTCCATGGGACTCACATGCACATCTGGGACCCTTTTAAAGCCATTGGGAGGCGCCCCTCATACGAAGAGTTAACTTCTGTTTCTGCAAAAATTGCTGCGGCTCCAGGAAACATCCTCAGTTTTAAAGGTACTTTTGGGTACGTAACTCCACAAGGTTACTCAACTAACTACGAAGTTAGCTCGCTTGACAGTGATGGTGTTTCACAAACTGTTTCTAGCACTGCATTTTTAACGGGATCATGGTCTGGGGTTAACCACCCATCTAAATTTAACAACGTAGTTTTAGAGGCTGTACAGACAATTGCAGAGGCTGAAAAAATAGTTGGTGCAAAAGAACGACGCACATTCCCGTTTAATGCAAGTGTAGAGATTAGCGCAGGTTCTGGAATTGTTCCCGGTGGAGTTGTTAAAGTAACTGGTTACAACTCACACTTTGACGGTTTGTGGTATGTTCGGGACGTAAAACATACCATTGGTGGCTCTAGTTATTTTACAAAACTAGAAATTAGTAGAGACTTTAATACCTCTGAATCTTTTGTAGTACCCCCAACACAACTAGCACAAGCAGCCCCAGAGCCTGAGTTTGTTGCAGGAGAATGGCGCGCAAGTTCAGAAAGAGTAAATGCGTATGTATAACGGGATGCAAATATATCGAGCAGTAGTAACTGCGTCGTCTTCAACTACTGGTTCTCTTTACGTTTCTATTCCATCAGTGCTTGGCACAAGCACAAGCATCGCTGTATCTACTATTGGCCGAGCAGCAGTATCTGGTGTATGGGCTGTTCCTAATGTTGGGGAACAAGTCCTTGTAGCAGTAGAAGACGACAAGTTTTCTAATGTGTTTTTGTTGTACCCAGTTGAGCCTCCAGTAATCGCAGTTGAGCCTCCAGTAATCGCAGATGCGTCTGTTACTACAGATAAATTAGCCAATGCGTCTGTTACTACAGATAAATTAGCCGATGATTCAGTAGTAAACGAAAACCTTGACATGTACCGCATGAGAGTTAGGCGGGTAACCCCACAAACTGTAGGCCCTTTATCAACTGGTCTTATTGAATTTGACACTTTAGATTTTGAAAAATACAATAATAACTCATGGATTGGGGGGCTTCCAAGTCAGGCAATTTTTCCCCAATCTGGATTATACGCAATTAGTGTAACAATAACTACAAGTGCTGCTGCTGGAACGCAAACCGCAATGCTTACAGTAGATAATTTTGTGTCTGCTACTCCGGTAACGTCTTTTGCGGGAGCTTTGTCAATAGTACTTACATGTAATATGTTTTTTTATGGCACAGAGGTACTTTCACTTAAAGTTGTTAATTCAAACAGCAGTTTGAGCAGATCATACACAGCAATGTTATCAATGATATTACTAACGGAGTAACTATGAAAGCTATTAAAATTCCATTTCAATTTAGCGGTGGTAAGACTGCTACAACTTCATCTATGTCTGTGGCTACAGAGCAGAAAATTGTAAACGTTCTTGTGACCCAAAAGTATGAACGTGTTATGCGCCACAAATACGGCTTTGGTATCCAAACTTTACTATTTGATGTAATAGATGAAATTGAGCTTACAGACCATATTGTAGAAGCAAAGCTAGATATCCAAGCGGCAGTTAGTGATGTATCTATCCTTGATGTAAAGCTTGCCCCAACAAACTCTATAGCGGCTTTTGGGTCACCAGAGACTACACTAGGTATAACAGTAGTTTACAAACTACCTTTAGGTTCCCCTCAATTAGTAAAGTTTGATGTAGTTTCCCCAACGAATCTTACTGAAGATTCATTTATTTAGGAGTAAGAAATGGCACTTGAAAGACCAGGGTTTGACTTTGCAAGCCGAGATTATTCAAATATTCGTAGAGACCTTTTAGCCCGAGCTGAAAGGACTGTACCGGAATGGACGGACAGAGACCCGTCTGACTTTTCTATGGTCCTAGTTGACATGTGGGCATACATGGGGGACATCCTCCATTACTACATTGACCGTGCTGCGGGAGAATCTTTTCTAGACACGGCTACTCAAAGAGAAAGTGTATTGGCCTTAGCTAACCTTTTTGATTACAAACCACGCAATAGGACTGCAGCAAGAGCAACAGTTTACGTATCAAACTCAACTTCCTCGTCAGTTCCTATTGTTATCCCTGCTGAAACTGTGTTTTCTGGTTCTTTTAATAACACACTATACAATTTTTACTCAGAAAATGAAGTATCGGTTGCTGGTGGTGGAACAGTTGCGGTTACTGTAAAAGAAGGATCTATTATATCTGCAGAACAATTAACTACCTCTGCATCTGGTCAGATTGGGCAAAGGTATTCTCTTTCAAAAACAAATGTTATTCCAAATACTGTTCAGGTATCAGTAGACGAAGATGGTACTTCATATATAAACTGGACAAGGGTTGAAGACACCAACGTTGTCGCTTCTGGTGTTAACGCCTACGCTGTTTATGTAAACTCAGCAAATACAACTGAAGTTGTTTTTGGCAACAGATTGAGTGGTCGTATTCCTCCAACTGGAGTAAAGATCCAAGCAAAGTACAAAATTACCAGTGGTTATTCTGGAAATGTTGGAACAAACTCAATTACTTCTATTAGGACTGCCATTTCTGGATTGTCGGTAGCTTCATCAACTTCTGCAGTTGGTGGGACTGACGGAGAAACAGTTGCGTCATTAAAAACGTCTATTAAATCAATTATCAAATCTCAAGATCGTGCAGTAACTTTAGGCGACTTTGTTAATAGAGCTTTGTTGGTTGATGGTGTGTACAAAGCAGTATGTCAATTTGCCCCAAATGCTGGAGGTGGAAGTGTAACTGTTTATGCAATCCCCTACATTGCTGACTTCACTTCAGCTTCTGCAGGTTCCTACGCATTAGAAACTGACACAAAGACAAGCATTAACACATCATTGCAAGCGGTGGCTACCTTGGGCGTAACAGTTACTACTGCAGCTTCTGTTACATTTGTTCCTAAATCAATTTCTGCATCAGTAACAATTAACAATTCATATGTGCAATCATCAGTTGTTACCGCTGTTACTGCTGCTTTAACTGACTTGTTTGAATTAGACAGCTTAGATTTTGGTGAAGCACTAAACCTTGGTGTTGTGTACAAAACAATTCATGGAATTGAAGGAGTTGAGTACTCAACTGTTGCACTCACTGGTAGTGATCCTACCAATATTCAATTTATGAAAAAAGGAAGTATTACAATTGTGCCTACTGGAGGAATTACTAGTTCGTCATGACACGTAAATCTTTTACTCTTAGAAATATTAACTCTCCTTATGGTTCTTATTTAGCGTATCCATCAAATGGTGCTTCAGCACCTGGAATGGCCGCTAGGGCAGATGATGACACTCGTCTCCGTTCTGACGATATCCAGTTAGCACCAGTCCTCACATCTAACTTAATTCCAGGAACACCTGGTTCTTTGGTTGGCTTTTTTGGTGCTGAAGTAACAGACTACACAAGCATTAACCTATCTTGGGCAGCACCCCTTGTTGAAACAATACCATCGTCAATCCCTGCTGCTACAAGAGTAATTATTGTTTATTCTGCTTTTGGAGAACCCCCAACTATTAGTGATGGGAACATCCTTGTAGACACTAACAACACAACCACGTACACTCATACTGTTCCTGAAGGGGTGTGGGCCTATTACACCATATTTGTAAAATATGAGTCTATTGCTGGTGGAGCATTTTATGAAGCTGCTGAATCTTTGTCTGTTTTAGTACCTAAAAACTATGGTAGTTCTAGTGGCTTGTATTCAAAAATACCTTTGTATTACAGAATTTTAGATGGCGACATGGACTTTGGTGATGGGGGCCCCCTTAACAAGTACCTTTCAACTATTGGTTGGGACATTGACAAAGTAAGAACTGAAATTGATTATTTAATGACTTTTAAAGACCCGCAAATTGCGGATGGCCAAGCATTGGACTACTTAGCAAAAGACTTTGGAGTTAATTTAGAAAGTCGTGAATTAGGTGCTTATCGCCTTAGAAATATCCTAGGTAGCATTGGCACACTCCGCAGATCAATTGGAACTGTTTCCGGAATTGAAACGTTTATGACTGCTTTAACCGGCTCTAACGTAACAGTTGATACTGTAAACAAAGTTATAAAAGTGCACGCTCAAAGAATTAACTTAATTAAAGACCCAAACATATATTTTGGCCTTGACAGTGTTTTTGACATGGGTTCACCTGC